GACGTCGGATGCTCAAAGTAGCCATCTCCGTGTCCTACCGGGTACTCAAGATCTACCCAGTAGCCATCCATGCCCATGCTTGCTGTCCCCCGAACTGGAATCCGTCGGACAGCAGTTTGAGGTCTAGTCTCTCCATATGTTGAGACTGGCTCGGCGATGCCACTTTTCAGCCGCTTGGGGCCTCGGCCCGCGGTCAGCCAAGAAACAGTGACTCCAAGTACTTCAGCCAGAGCAATGGCCGTCTCGGCTTTCAGGCTCTTTGTTGCACCAGATTCCCACTGATAGGCGGCAGCCGGCTTGACGCCTGCGCGCCTGGCCATCTCAGCCGGTTCAGTGATTCCCGCTTCGAGTCGGGCCTCGATGATGCGTTCTGCGAGCGTACTCATGTAAGGAAGCTTACAGATACGTTGTGTAAGTATACTTGCATCGAGCGTATAAGTGCGCTTATGCTGTGCCCATGACTGACGCGCCCATTCTCAAAGAGCAAGCTCTCGCCGCCTTCGGCAACAACGCTTCGCGCCTTGCGCGTGCCCTCGGCATTAAGCCGAGCGCTGTTTCGCAATGGAAGGACGGCGAAGCCATTCCTGCCAAGCAGGCCTTGCGCCTCCGATATGAGATTCGGCCGGACCTGTTCGGACGGCCAAAGGCCGCTGCATGACCACGCCACCCAATACCTGACGAAAAGGCCGAGCACACCGGGCCCAAGCCCGTGCGCATTCGCTCCACGTTCGAACCGTTTACCCACTGCCAAGTGAATCTCCAAAGGAACTGACGATGTACGCCGATCCCCGTCACATTCGAGACAACCCGATCAAGGTCCGTCTGAACGACGACGAATACGCCGCGATCGAGGCCCTGGCTCGGCTCAATAAACGACAGCCGGCCGCGTTCGCGCGCGACCTGCTGATGCAGGGCATCACGCTGTTGGAGCAGCGTAACGACACCGCGCATGCCGCCTGAAGTAGCCCTTCCGTCCCGAAGGAGGGGCTATGCCTGAGATCACCGTGATCCTGACCGAGCAACAGCAGCGAGAGATTGAGGAAGCCGCGCGCCTGACTGGCCGCTCCGTAGACGAATGTGCTGCGGAGGCAGTCTCGCGCGCGGTGGCCGCTCGTTATGTGCTGCCCAGCGTACCGGGCCAGGTCGTGGCGTTTCAGGCCCTCAAGAGGGATCGCAAGTAATGCACGCCGTTATCGACTTCCGCGCCATGGACGAGACCACGCGCAGCGACGAAGACGCGCTGCCGTTCGTCGTCGATCAGGACATGGCGGCCCTCATTCGGGTCAACACGCGGAGTTGGCGGCAGCGCAATGGTCTGGAACCCGAACAGTCGGAGGCCCAATGAGCACCATCCGCCAAGAGACATTCTGGGACCGCGACCGCCTTCGCTTGGTCGAAACGCCGGCATCGCGTGCCACGGATCCCTCCAGCTCGGCTGATGCCGAGGCAGAGATCAATGCCACCGGCCTGCGCGCCTTCCAGCAGTCACAGACCGTCAGTGCTGTACGCAAATACCCCGGAAGCACCATGGCCGAGCTGGCAAAAAAAACCGGGCTGGATCGCTACATGCTCGGCCGGCGCATCAGCGAGTGCGAGACCGCAGGGATGGTTTTTCGTGGCCTCAAAAGGCGTTGTTCGGTGACCGGCCGAAACGCTGAGCCCTGGTATCCGATCGAGCACGACTCGAAGGCCGCAGCATGACGCCACGCAAAGAAACCGGCGCTCGCATCGCTGGCCTACTGGCCGCCAAGCCTCTAACCGTCCCCGAAATGGCCCAGCTACTCGGCGTCGATCCCATGGGCGTGCAGAGCTGCGCCAATGCCATGGTTCGCCGTGGTGAGTTGGTGCGCCTGGTTCGCAAGCCTGGGCAGCCGTTTGTGTATCGGCTTCCGGGTAAGGGGAGGGCGGCCGCGTGATCGCGATCCCGCCACAGAAATTATCCACAGACTTATGGTCTCGTCGCATGAGAAATGTGGGCGTATATAGATGGCCCATGAAAAAACTTCTCGGCCGTCTTCGCGACTGGCGCCACGAGCGCCATATCAATCAGCTCACTGAGCGCTGCCTCGCTTGCATCTACGTTGGCGACCGAACCATGGCGCGCCTGTGGGATGCACTCCGACTTGAAGCCATCCGTCGCCGCTCACCGGAGCAGGTGGTCCGTATGGAGCGGGTGAGGGGGCTTGGTCGGTGAGTACCTCACTCATGGGAAAATGCTGGCCTTTGCAGATGCCTCCAACCCAGAAGGCTGTCCTCATCTCGCTCGCGGACAACGCCAACGATCAGGGGGAGTGCTGGCCATCCATACCCACGATCAGTCAGCGTACCTGCTTCAGCGAACGCGCTGTTCATGGGGCCATCAAGTGGCTTGAAGAGAACGGTTTGGTTCATGCGGACCGGGCCAACGGTCGTCATACACGGTACTGCATTACACCAGACGGCTACGAACCCCCGCAGCAGCTGCGCCCCCGCAGCAGCTGCGCCAGCGAAGGAGATGCAGTCGAACCCCCGCAGCAGGTGCAGAAACCCCCGCAGGAGATGCAGTCACCCCCGCAGCAGCTGCGGTCTAACCGTAAAGAACCATCAAGAACCACCAAGAGCAACCGTCAAGAGGCGACGCCCGATCTCTCCTGCTGGCCGGCTCAACCATCCCCGGAGGTTCTGAGGGACTGGTTAGCTCTGCGCCACCGTAAGCGAGCAGACGTCTCGGAGACCGTCGTCAAAGCCATGGCAAAGCAGTTGCGCAATGCCATCCAGCGAGGCTGGTCTGTCGACGAGTGCTTGTCCCATGCCGTCCTGAGCAACTGGCAGGGATTCAATGCCGATTGGCTAGAGCATCGCCAAGCCACATCTCAACGCTCTGCTGCCCCCCAAGACTCTGCTGCATCGCTGAGACCCCTATGAGCCGCAAGCCAGACTCCACCATCCTAGAAATTGAACGCACCGTGCTTGCATCGATGATGCTCCGCCCGGGTGATTGCCATCGTGTCAATCTCGCCTCTGAGTGCTTCATCAGCGAGCAGCATGCGGATATCTTCGCGATCATCCAAAGCCTTGGTGCTGAGAACAAGCCGGTCGATCCCATTTCCATCGCCGACTTCTTCGAGCAGCAGGGCCGCAAGGGTCTGGCTGGTCTAGCTGTCACGATCGCGAATGAGGCAATGGTTACGCCCGTCCCGGAGGCGTACGCCCATCGAGTGATGACAGCATGGCGTCAGCGTAAAGCCAGGGAGATCGGCATGTCCCTCGCCGAGGCCACGGACGAAGGTGCCGTAGATGAGGCCATTTCCGCGCTCATGAACCTGCACGCGATCGAGCAGAACCACGAGTGGGACGCCAAGCAGGCCACCCAGCAGGCGTTCGCCGAGCTGGTGAAGATCTACAACAGCGCCGGTGCACTCCCTGGCGTCACGACGGGCCTTGAAGCGCTGGACGACAAGCTGGGCGGATTCCACGCGGGGGACTTGATCATCGTCGGTGGCCGCGCCGCCATGGGAAAGACGGCGCTCCTGGGCGGTATGGCCAGGGGAGCAGCAGTCTCAGGCGTGCCGGTCGGGGTGATCTCCGGCGAACAGCCGGCCGTCCAGATGCAGTTGCGCAGCCTGAGCGCCTTGTCGCGGATCGAGTCGAAGAAGTTTCGTACCGCCCGTTTTGAGGAGGACGAGTGGTCCAGGTTGACGGGAGCTGTCGCCACCGCTGCCGCACTTCCGATGTGGTTCCTCGACCGTTCGGCGCCGACCATGGCCGAAGTTGCCCGTGTCGCTCGCCGCTGGAAGCACAAATACGGCATCAAGGCGCTTTACGTCGACTACCTGCAACGCATCGTGGGCGAGGGCGAGCGTAAATACGAGCAAGTTGGCTTTGTCGCCAAGGCGCTGAAGAACCTCGCGCGCGACCTGGATATCCCCGTCATTGCGCTGGCCCAGGTGAGCCGCGCCGTTGAAGGTCGATCCAGCCAAGTGCCCCGCATGGGAGACCTGTCAGATTCCAGCGAGATCGAGAAGGAATCGGACGAGGTCCTGATGATCTACCGCGAGGGCTACTACAACCAAGACGCGCCGCAGGATCAGGCGAGGATCATCGTGGAGAAGAACCGCCACGGCCCGACCGGGTTCATCGACGTTGCCTGGAATGGTCCGCTGATGATGTTCGGCGATCAGGCCGATTCCTACGAAGGGTGGGACGCGGCATGACCCAGTCCTACGTCCTCAACGCCAATGGCCGCGAGCGCCCGCAGGTGCTCGCCAACATCCACGCCTTCGTCGATCGTCTTCCGACCAGCAAGTCCTGGAAGGTGGAGATCAAAGAAGCCAGAAAGGAGCGTTCGAACGACCAGAACGCGGCTCTCTTTGGCGTGGCCTATGAGGCCCTGATTCGGGCCACCGGCTACACCAAGGACGAGCTGCATATGGAGTTCTGCGGCCGACATTTCGGGTGGGTCGAGTACCAGATATTCGGCGAGACGCGCCGCAAGCCGCGGCGTACGACCACAACGGACGAGAACGGTGATCGGGACGTCATCCCGGCAGGAGAGTTCGCGCAGTTCTACGAGATGGTTCAGATGATCGGCGCCGAAGCAGGTATCGACGTGCCGGACCCAGATCCGTTCTGGAGGGAAGCGAGGTGGGCGGCGTGATCTTTGACTTCCGATTCAAAGCCCACTGGAACCGAAGCTTCACCAGCTGGTATCTGGTTCCAACCATCCGTCTCTCTGCGGTTCCCGGCTATCACTGGTGCTTCGTCACTTGGCTGAAGTTCGACATTGGCTTCCATTGGAGTTCGCCATGAGCCCAAAGACCACACCCCTACGCCGGTCCGCCAAGGGCGAGTCCTGCACTCTCAACGTGGCCGGCATCTGTAACCACAACCCGGAAACGGTCGTTCTATGCCATCTCCCGATCCTGGCCGACCACGGCTTCGCGATGAAGGTCGCGGACTACTGCGCCGCCTATGGGTGTAGCGATTGTCATGACTGGATCGACAACCGGAAAGGTGTCCAGCCATACGAGGAACGGCTGTATTACGCGGCACGCGGCTTGGTGCGGACGCAAAGCCGCATGATCGAGAAGGGTCTCATTGTGGTGAAGGGAGTGGCGGCATGACACGCCATTCCAAGAAGGATGCCAACCATGACGAGTTGGTGGCTACTTTCGAGCGCTTGGGCTGCACCGTGGCGCAGATGCACGCCTGCGGCGTGCCCGGTTTTCCCGATGTGGCCGTGGGCGCTATGGGCCGAACCTGGCTCGTGGAGCTTAAGAACCCGAGCAGCCGCTATGGGCGTGCCGGATTGAATGCCAACCAATGCGCATTCGCTCGTGATTGGCGCGGCGGAAAGGTCTACACCGTCAGCTCCGTCGATGAGGTGATTGAGTTGGTTCAGTACTGGCGGAGGGCCGCATGAATGCCGATCTATCAGCACCTGGGCCACGCCCTGCGGATCCTGAGGCTTCCAGGCAGCCAATGGCTGTCGGAGTTGGACAAGCTCAGCCCGGAAGCGAGGGCGGAGTGCGAGCCATGGTTACGCGCTCAGGCCTCGCGTTTGCGGATCAAGCGGCAGTCCGCATTGCCGTCCGGCAGCTCTCCAACAAGGAGCTCGACCGGGAAATGAGACTTATGGGCTTGGAACTGGCGAACAGACAATGGGCGCTTGCCGAGATGCGCCGGGAAAAGAAACGACGGAAGAAGGGGAACGCTAATGCGTAGGTCACACGAACTGGAACTCCGCCTCAAGGAATGGGCAGATGAGTACCCGAATAGCCGCTACGAGAACATCGGCTATCCAAGCAAGTCGTCCATCCATACGCTGATGACCTTCCATGGCCCAGCGCCAACCGGATTGAACCCACGTGGCCTTAAGGACAAGACCCCTGCCGATGAGGTCGAGGAAGCCGTGCGCAGCCTTGAAAAGCAGCGCGATGGCTTCCGGGCGGCCCAGGTCCTTCGTCTCGAATACCGATCCGGTGATATGGCGGTCGAGGACAAGCTACGCCGGCTGAAGCGTATTGGTCTCGGGATGAGCCGGGCACTGTTCTACGACGAGCTGTGGGTGGCTCGAGTGCACGTCGCCGCGTGGCTGCGCATCCCGGCCAGCGTCGAGTTGCCGGAAGAGGTTGCTTAGGGCTTGCGTCTAGACTTTTCATACCTAGAATCGGTTTCAGTCGAAGTCATCACTAAAGCCCCGCCTAGTGCGGGGCTTTCGTTTTTGCGGGCCTGGTCTAATGGCAAGGCGCAGCCCTTCCAAGGCTGAAGATGTGAGTTCAAGTCTCACGGCCCGCTCAAGTTTCATGGTCAGGCCCGCTGAATGCACCCCTGAGCGCCACGTCGCGAGGCGTCGCCGTGCTGCGGCACAAGTCAGTTCCCCACTTGGCAGTGGTATGCACGCCGCCCGCTGAGCCTGACCACCTATTCGAGAAGCCAGATGCAGCCTAGCCAGAACGCCATCCAGCTTGCGAAGGCGTCCGAAGGGCTGCGCCTGGAGGCTTACCCCGACCCGGCAACGGGCGGTGCGCCGTGGACAATCGGCTACGGCCGCGCCCATGGCGTGAAGCCGGGCGATACTTGCACCCAGGAGCAGGCCGAGGCCTGGCTGGTGGAAGACCTGAATGCTGCGGCCGATATCGTGCGATCGGCAGTCAAGGTTCCGCTGACCCAGGGGCAGTTCGACGCCCTGGTCGATTTCACGTTCAACGTTGGCCCTGGCGCCAAGGGTGTAAAGGACGGCTTCGTCTCGCTCAAGAGCGGCGAGCCGTCCACGCTGCTCCGGCTCATCAACGCAGGCCAGCTCCAGGCTGCGGCCTGCCAGTTCAAATACTGGGTCATGGCGGCTGGTAAGCAGATGCCCGGCCTGGTCAAACGCCGCGCCGCCGAGCGCGCCCTATTCGAGACGCCGGCATGACGGAACCAGTTACCAGTACGGTGGGCAGCGCCCTTGGGGTGAAGCTCGCCACGGCCGTCTTCGGCTTCGCCGGCGGGGTAGTGAGCCTCGCCTTCATCCAGAACCTGAGCCGCAAGCTGGCCATTGTCTCGGTCGGTGTCGGCCTGATCTGCGCGATCGCGCTCACCTCGTTCGTGAGCGTGCTGATTCACCTGGACCCACGGGCCGAGAACGGCCTGTCCTTCCTCATCGGCCTTACCGCGATGAGCTCCATCCCGCTGGCGAAGTCAGCCATCGGACGCCGTATCACCCGCCTTGGCGGGGATCCGCAAAACCAACCCATACAGGGGGAAGGGGATGCGAAATGACGTTCATTGGATTGCTGGACATCGCCGCGCTGGTGGTGATTCTTCTCTGTGCAGGTGATGCCCTGCGCACGCTGTCGCCGTTCGAGCAGCCAGTTAGGGCCGCAGCCTTCAGTCTGGTCGCCATCGGCTCCTTCGGCTGGATCGGCATCGACCTTCGCCAGGCTCCTTCCTGGTGGGCCGTGGTGATGCACGTTGGGTTCGCGCTGTATGCGCTGATCCTGTTCAACGCTCGCCACCCGGATGCAAGGCAGACGGTCACTATCACTGTGCCGAGGTCACGGGCATGACTCGTCTCTATGCATACGGCATCGCCCTGGCGGTCCTGGCCGGACTTCTTCTCGCCGGCGGCTGGTGGGCTCACCACAAGGGCGCCGAGGCTCAGGAGGCCAAGGACGCCAAGGTGATCGAGGCGCAGAGCCAAGAGCTGACGTACACCAAGAACCAGCTCACTGCGGCCAATCGCGCCCTCGTCCAGGTCAACGACCAAGCAGAGCTGGAAAAGAAGGCTGCCGCTGCTCAGCGCCGCATGGCCGATGCCGCCGTGGCCGAGATCGCCCAGGAGCGCACCAAGGCCCTGGCCGAAGCTGCCTCGTGGCAGAAGAAGTTCCAGGCCGCCGTCCGGTCTAAGGACTGCGCCTTCGTGATGGAGCAGACCGCATGCCCAGCCGTCTTCAAGGACTGATCGTCTGCGCGATCGCCTTGGCAGGCTGTCAGGCCCAGCCCAAGCGCGACGTGGTAACGCCCCAGGTCGTCACGGTCCCGGTGACCAAGT